CTTGGCGATTACGCCGCGGTGGCCAGCGCGGACGTTTTCTTGGCGTCGAACAATCAGCGGCACCCGACTGAGCTGGCTGCTCTCATGGGAGCACGCCTCGTCCACGCGCAGGAAATTGATCCGAGCAGGAAGTGGGACGAGGCCAAGGTCAAGAGCCTCACTGGCGGGGACAAGATCAGCGCGCGCTTCATGCGGCAGGACTTGTTTACGTTCGACCCGCAGTTCACGCTCGTCATCGCCGGGAATACGAAGCCGGAGATTACTAATGTGGATGATGCAATGCGGCGGCGTATGCACCTCATCCCGTTCGAGACGAAGCCGGCAAGGAAGGATGTAGACTTGCCGGATAAGTTGAAGGAGGAATACCCGGCCATCCTTGCGTGGGTGGTGGAAGGGGCCAAGCTCTGGCTGGCCGAGGGGTTGAACCCGCCCGAGGTGGTTGTCCGAGCGACGCAGGAGTATCTCGAAGGTGAGGATGCTCTCGGCCGGTGGATCGAGGAGCGGTGCGTCGTCAACCCCAACAGCGAAATGGGGACGACCGATGCGTTCAATGACTTCCGGGACTGGGCGCGGCAGAGCAACGAGGCCAAGGGCAAGGACTGGAGCCAGCGCAAGTTCTCGGCGGAGATGAGAGCCAAGGGCTATGAGATCGCCAAGGACCGGGCGTCACGTACGAAGCGTGTGTTCCGTGGTTTGGAGCTTCTCATTGGCGACGAGGATGAGATGGTGATCGACGCGCTGCGGCAAGAGGCTGCGTCCGAGTTCTTCGGCGTGCGCGTGGTGTTTGATGATGGTGACGAGGAAGGAGATTTTCTGTGACGGATATGGTCAACCGGCCGGAGCATTACCGGCAAGGGGGCGTGGAGTGCATCGAGGCGATTGAGAGTTCAATGAGCCGCGAAGAGTTCCAAGGCTACCTGAAAGGTAACATCGAGAAGTATGTCTGGCGCTACCGATACAAGAACGGGGTGCAGGACCTCCACAAAGCTCGGTGGTATCTCGACAGGCTAATCTCGGCGTTGGAGGAATGAGAAAGGGGGCCAATCGGCCCCCTTTTTTTATTAGTCGAAGAGAGATTGGATGCGCTGATCCATTGTCTTCGGGCGCGGGAAGTTGGGATCGGACTCAAGGCGCTTCCTGATCTCTTCGGCTGCGACAGCGTAAGCGGCAGCGGCTTCCTCTTTCGTGGCAAAGCGGCCGAGGCGCACCCTGCGGCCTCTGTAACTTATCTTGGCGTCCCACTTGTCCCGGTCGGGGACGTAGGACACGCCGCGGATGCCGCTTGTCGAACTTGGATAGGGGCTGGTGTAGTCATACTTGAGGGCCATGCGCTAAACTCCTTTGCTTGTGGCGGGGAATATGTAGCACTGTTGTGGACACAATGTAAACTCATCTTGGCCGTGAGAAATGTGGATGAAAACGGGCGGGACGCTTAGAGAGGTGCTCGGGACGCTTACGGGACGCCTCCGGGACACCATAAGTGTTTGATTTTGGCCCCTCGGGACGCCCGGGACACATAAATCTGAGTTAATACCCCTCTACGTTTCTGTTAGCGCGTCTTAGAACGCCTTACCAGTTTTTTGGGGGGTCTAAACTCAGAAAATAGCGTCCCTAGCGTCCCGGCCGTCCCGGAGTATTGAAATATATAGGGATTTTTTTGAGGCTTGGCGTCCCGTAAGCGTCCCGAAGGCCGAGATAAGCGTCCCGAAACTGGGTAATAATATTGCTTTCGGCCGAGAAGTGTTAAGTGTTAAGGCGATGGCAGTTAAGGCGTCCGGCGACTTAACAGATGCCTCTAATCCCAGATGTCGTCGCTGTTCGGATCGGGCAAGTCGTCCACATCGAGGTTTGATGAGGCGACTTGCTTGATCGGTACAGAGACCTCAACGGTGGTGCCTTCGTTGCCAAGGCTGAGCTGCTTGAGGGCATCGAGGTGCATCTGGTTGACGTTCACTTGCACGGCCGCTTGGACAGGGGCCGACTTGTATTTGTCGGGGTTGGTGACACCGGCCAGCCACTTCCTAGTTTCCACGCGCAGCCTGTCAGCGTTGGCCGTGACACCGTCGGCTTGATCTGCGATGTCGAGGCACTCTTCCGCCCACGCATCGGCCGCAAGCGCGCGGGCCTGCCGGAAGCGTTCCTGCCTGTCGGGGTCTTGCTTGATCCAATGATAGAGCGAGAGGTTGCTGATGCGTAGCTCACGGGCGAGGCCCGCCATCGTCATGCCGCTGGCAATCTTCTCTAGCAGCGTGTGCTCGCCGACCTTGTCGAGATTGCTGGCGATAGTGCGCCGCTTGATATGTCCGGCCATGTCATTCCTCTGAGGGTTGTTGAACGGCGGACAATATAAAGACGGGCCGACCAATAGGCCAGCCCGTCGAGGTTAGAGCAGATAGATCAGCCAGAGGCCGAGATATACTAGTAGGGCAATGCGCGCGTCCCGTGTCGCCTTATCCACTTGCCAGCAAACCTAGAAGCTTTGCAGCGGGGCTAGAGATAGGGACGCGCCCGGCTTCATAGTATTTAATGGTTCGCACGCTGACTCCGAGCTTGTCTGCGATCTCTTGTTGCGACCAGCCGAGGCGTGCCCGTGTCTCCTTAAACTCTGCGCCGGTCACAGTAGGAACCCGCGCGCCTTGCAGGCTTGCTCGAAATGGTTGAGGCCCATTCCATAGACACGCATCTTGTCGCGGTATTCGTTGCGCTTGCCAGCCAGCATCGACTCGACCTCGGCAAGATCGCGTTGCAGCTTCTGGCGGCGGCGGAATAGCAGCGCCGCATCGGAGCAAATTGTATCGGTTTCGATCTTCAGAATGTCCATGTCTCAGCCCTCATCCTCTAGTGCCTTGCGCCGCTCGCGCTCGTCTTCAAGACGTTCCGCCAGAGCGATAGTCAATTCGTGTCCGCTTGCCTTCCCGGCCTCGATAAGCCGGACGGCGCGTTCCGCACGCCAGTATGTGCGGTCTTGCGTTGTCGGTTTCACAGCTCGTCCTCCTCGATTGCGTATGCCCAGCCGTCGCCGATGATACGCGACGCGGCCGCTTCGGCATGATGAATGTCGGTGAACCGCGCCGCTTGCGCTTCATGCGGTGTTGTCTGTCCCTCGGCGGCGAGAAATACCTCGCCGTCTTCGGGGTTCCATAGGGTCACGATGTAAGTTTGCATTGGTTTAGTCTCCATCTTTAGCAGTAGCACAGGTCCTGCAGGCACTCGTCGAGGCCCAACTCGTCGCGGTTATAGGGAACAGTGCAGCTTTCGCCCCACCATGCGCCGCGAACCTCTTTCCATCGCGTGTCGATCCAGATGTTTGGCCCGCCAAAAGCGACTAGAACAATCGCGCCGCGATAGTCGCCGGAGCTATCTTTGACATACTCAATGTCGAGCGCGCCGCTCAAATAGTCATAAGCGTTGGGGCTTTCATCATCGCCGCTATCAGCGTTGAAATCATATTCGCCAGTCTCAATCTGGCGGGCGATCATTTCGCAATGTGCTTTAAGGTCTGACATTTCTATCTCCTCTCTTACTTGTTGCGATAGCAGACGACGAAAATCATCGCGGCGAATACGCAGAACATGAAAAGTTCAAAGGGCATTTGTGTGTCTCCGCTGTTGACGCCTTGAGGATGGGGCAAGCATTGCACCTAGTCAACAAGTTTTTTCGCATCCCCTGCATTTTTCTTGCATCACACTGGAAACGCTTGGATATTTTTTATCTACCGAGGGAGAGAGACAGCGAACAGCTTGCCCTTCCGACCCGCCTCTGACCCGATTTGGAAGCGCCGTAAAACGCCTTAACAGGCTACGTGCCTCCTAAGTTGCTGTAATCTATGAGTGTTGCCTGCTGATTTTCGCGCCTAGCCGGGAGGGCCATTCGTTTTTGACCCCCCCCGCCCCTGCCAGTCGCGGGGGGCGGCGTGCGTATAACCTGACAGATACCGATTTTTGGCGGAAACCCCCCTACCCGGGCCCTTCGCCGAACAGACTGCCCCTTCCAAAAATTCTGCAATTTTGTGCTTGCAGAGTGTTAAGGCGTTCGTTACGTATCGCCTTACCAACTGAGGAGAAGCACAGTGGCAGTCTACGGATACACCCGCGTCTCGACCGAAGATCAGGTCGAGAATACCAGCCTTGAAGATCAGGCCCGCCAAATCAAAGGCATAGCGATCACGCACAATCTGGAGCTTGAGCACATCTATGAAGAGCGGGGCGTGTCCGGCGCCGTCCCCCTCCTGCGCCGAGAAGAAGGGTGCAAGCTGGCGTTCCTCCGGGCCGGCGATACCGTCATTGTATCGAAGCTCGACCGTATGTTCCGCGACGCCCGCGATGCCTTAAATGTGATCGGGGACTGGGAAGAGGCTGGGATCAACCTCATCATCAACGGCTACGGGAACGTGATGGACAAGAGCAACCCGAACGGCCGGTTCATGCTTGAGATCATGGCCGTGTTCAGCGGCGAAGAGCGCCGCCGGATTCGGGAGCGCGTTCTGGCCGGGCGCCGCGCCAAGCAGCAGGCCGGTGGGTTCCTCGGGGGCGAGCCGCCATTCGGTTATTCACGATCTGGGAATGGTCGCAATTCGCGGCTGCGGGAGAACCCGGAGGAGCAGGACGCGATCATCACGATGAAGGCGGCCCGCTTGAAGGGCCACAGTTATCGGGACATAGTGAAGATTGTGGCCAAGAAGCACGGCATCGACATCAGCCACGTCACGGTCCGCAAGATCATCACAGGAGAGCACTATGACTTCGTCCACCAGCCCTAAGCCGCGCCGCCGGCGCACGGCTGCTCCTAAGTCGGCCGAGCCGAAGCTGAAGACAGACAACCCGTCCCGCGCCGCCAAGGCCGCGAAGGAGGCTGCTGACCTGATGTCCCAGAGCAGCCAGCAGCAGCCGAACTTCTTCCTGATGTTCCTGAAGAAGTATCGTGACGACCCTGTCGGTTTTGTCCGGGATGTCCTCCGCGTGAAGCCCGACCCGTGGCAAATCAAATTCCTTGAAGCCATCAGTGCAGGCCACCGGCGCATCTCCGTGCGCTCAGGCCACGGTGTCGGTAAGTCCACGGCCGCGTCGTGGGCGATGTTGCACTACTTCCTCACCCGCTATCCGGTGAAGGTGGTCGTGACTGCGCCAACCTCTAGCCAGTTGTTTGACGCTATGTTCGCCGAACTGAAGCGATGGGTCAACGAACTACCTGACGTGCTGAAAACGCTGGTCGAGGTGAAAAGTGACCGCATCGAACTCAAAGCGGCCCCCACAGAAGCCTTTATCTCTGCGCGTACATCGCGTGCTGAAACGCCGGAAGCCTTGCAGGGTATCCACTCCGACCACGTTCTGCTGGTGGCCGACGAAGCGTCAGGTATTCCGGAAAGCGTTTTCGAAGCGGCGTCTGGTTCCATGTCGGGTCACAGCGCCACCACGCTTTTGCTAGGTAACCCTACCAGAAACACTGGCCTCTTCTACGACACGCACAACCGCCTCAAGGGCGAATGGAAGACGTTCCATGTGTCGTGCCTCGACAGCCCGCGTGTGTCCGACGCCTTCGTCAAGGAGATGCAACTGCGGTACGGCGAGGACAGCCCGGCCTACCATGTGCGCGTTCTGGGTAACTTCCCGCCGCGTGAAGAAGATACGGTGATCCCGGTCGAACTCATCGACGCCGCGATGAACCGCGAGATGAAGGCCAGCGAGACTGCACTGGGCGTATGGGGTCTGGACGTGGCGCGTATGGGCAGCGACGCCAGCGCCCTCGCCAAGCGCCGCGGTTCGGTTGTCGAGGAGATACAGACTTGGAAGGGTCTCGACTTGATGCAGTTGACCGGGGCCGTCGTTGCTGAATACGAGGCCCTGCCACCCAGCAAGCAGCCCGTCGAAATCCTCGTAGACTCTATCGGTCTGGGGGCGGGCGTGCTTGACCGTTTGCGCGAACTGGGCCTGCCGGCGAGGGGGATTAACGTGGCCGAAAGCCCGGCGATGAAGGGGACGTATGCGAACCTGCGCGCCGAACTCTGGTTCAAGGCCAAGGCGTGGCTGGCCAATCGTGACGTGAAAATCCCCAAAGACGAGACCTTGTTCGCGGAACTGGCCGCGCCAAGGTATAGCTTCACGTCCACTGGTAAGATGCAGGTAGAGAGTAAGGAGAGCATGAAGAAGCGCGGCCTGTCCAGCCCCGACAAGGCGGACGCGCTGTGCCTGTGTCTGGCGACAGACGTAGCGACTGCGCTCCACGGGTATTCGATGTCCGCGGCCAATAAGGGGCCGCTGCGCCGAAATATAAGAGGGCTTGTGTAGGCGGCCCGTATTAGATTATACGGGGTATAGCTCCTCAGTTTCTGGGTACGAGCGGCGTAGTAGGGTGCTGTCTCCTCTCTCCTCCCCTTCTGCGCTTTCAGGGGGCCGGCACGCCACATGCCGGCCCCCCTTTTTATTTAAACGAAAACCGTGTATTAGGAAGTCCCGCATCGACAAGAGGGGGGGTCTATGGGGGTAGACACGCGAGTTTGCAATCGTTGCGGCCAAGTCCGACCCGCGTCGGAGTTTACAGCACGCCGGCTGTTCTGCCACCGTTGCAATAATTTTCGTCTCCGGTACAGGACGACCTACGACGAAGTGAAGGCGCTTTGGGAGGCGCAAGATGGCGCGTGTGCGTTGTGCGAGACGCCCTTAGATATACACTCGAACTCGCGCTCGTCGCACGAAACGGCCCACGTAGATCATTGCCACACGACGAATAACATCCGCGGGCTTCTCTGCCGCCACTGTAATTTGCTATTAGGCCATGCCAAAGACCGCATAGTTGTGTTACAAGCGGCAATTAGGTATTTGGGTAAGAGCGCGGCGGATTTTCCCGAAAAGGATACGGCAGATGAAACCCACCAAGATGCAGAAGAAGATCGGCAAGGTGATGGGTGAGTTCAAACGTGGGACTTTGCATAGTGGCAAGGGCGGCCCCGTTGTGAAGAACCGTAAGCAGGCGGTGGCTATCGCCATGTCTGAGGGCCGCAAGGCTTCGCGCAAGCGTAAATAGGAAAATCTACATGGCGAAATACCGCGACAACAGCCGTCCCTCCGACGAAGAGATTGAAGACGCCGCGAACGGCGAACTTCCCGAAGATATGGAAGACGACGAAGAGTTTCAGGGCGTCAGTGAAGACGACCTGCACGGCATTGTCTCGGCCGAGATTGATGACGCTGTAGACTACGTCGATGACATTATCAGCCCGCAGCGCGCTCTGGCTGGCCAATACTACAAGGGCGAGCCGTTCGGGAACGAGGAAGAGGGCCGCAGCCAAGTCGTCTCGATGGACGTGCGCGACACCGTGCAGGCCATCATGCCGTCGATCATGCGCGTCTTCTTCTCCGCGACCAATGTAGTTGAGTTCGCGCCGAACGGCCCGGAAGACGTGCAAAGCGCCGAACAGGCGACAGAGTATGTCAATTACTGCCTGACTCGCGACAACAATTTGTTCGAAGTTTGCTACTCGTCCTTCAAGGACGCGCTGGTGCGCAAGAACGGTATCGTCAAAATCTGGTGGGACGAAGACAAGACCGTCGAGACTATCGACTATACCGGACTCGATGAGCAGTCGTTCACTGTACTTATGTCGGACCCCGACGTGGAACTGCGCGACATCGAAGTCGAGATGTCGGGTATGGAAATCGAATTGTCCGAGGAAGGGCCGGAGGTGGAAGCCGAGGGGCCGGACGTACAGATGGCGTCGGTCACGCCGCCGGTGTACTCCTGCACCGCTGTCCGCACGACTACCAAGGGCCGCATCGCCGTGGCCTCGGTCCCGCCGGAAGAGTTCCTCATCGACCGCCAAGCGAAATCTCTGGAAGACGCGGCGTTTGTCGGCCATCGCCGCTATGTTACCGTCTCCGATCTTGTTAGAATGGGCTACGAACTCGACGAGATCGGAGACCTTGGCTACGAAACAACCGAAGACTTTAACGGGAACGACGAGGCCTTCGACCGGAATCCGGACGCGACGATTCTTGGCGCGGGCCGAACGGACCTTGCGAGCCGCAAAATTGAGTACATCGAAACCTATCTCTACGTAGATATGGACGGTGACGGCATCGCCGAACTTCGTCGTGTGTGCGTCGGCGGCAGCGCCTACAAAATCCTCCACAACGAGCCGTGCGACCACATTCCGTTCGTGAGTTTCTGCCCCGATCCGGAGCCGCACACCTTCTTCGGTATGTCGGTGGCGGATGTCGTGATGGACATCCAGCTTATTAAGTCGAACATCCTGCGTAACATGCTCGACAGCTTGGCGCAGTCGATCCATCCCCGCACGGCCGTCGTCGAGGGCCAAGTCAACCTCGAAGACGTGATGAATACCGAAGTTGGCGGTATCATTCGTATGCGCGCGCCGGGTATGGTGCAGCCGTTCTCGACGCCGTTTGTCGGCCAAGCCGCGTTCCCGATGCTGCAATACATGGACGAACTGCGCGAGAACCGCACGGGCATCAGCAAGGCCGCTGCGGGTCTTGATGCAAACGCACTTCAGTCGTCCACCCGCGCTGCGGTCGCGGCGACAGTCACCGCGGCACAGCAACATATCGAACTGATCTGCCGCATCTTTGCCGAGACGGGTATGAAGCCGCTGTTCAAGAAGGCTCTGTACCTGCTGACGACCTATCAGGACGCGCCGCGTATGGTGCGGCTGCGCAACCAGTTCGTGCCGATTGACCCGCGTGTGTGGGACTCGAACATGGATGTCGTCGTCAACGTGGCGCTTGGCACCGGCTCGAACGAAGAGAAGATGGCGTTCTTGGCGCAGGTGGCCCAGAAGCAGGAAATGCTTATCCAGCAGGGCGGCGTGCAGAATAACCCGCTTGTGGACCTTGGGCAGTACCGCAACACGCTGGCGCAGATGCTGGCGCTCGCGGGCTACAAGGACCCGAACATGTTCTTCAAGGACCCGGCCATGCAGCCGCCCCCGCCCCCGCCGGCACCGCCCCCGCCGTCGCCTGAGCAAATTCTGGCGCAGGTGCAGGCACAGGCCATTCAGGCCGACATCCAGAAGAAGGCCGCGGAACTCGAACTCCAGCGCGAAGAAATGATGCGCAAGGACGACCGTGAGCGCGATAAGCTGGACGCCGACACGATGCTTCGCGCAGCCGAGATCGAGGCCAAGTATAGCACGCAGGTCAATACGGCCAGCATCCAAGCCATGATGCAGCGCGACCGCGAGTTTCTGAAACAGGCTATGGCCCCGGCTTCGGAACCGACCCCGACGCCGATGCCGCAGCCGATGCAGCCCCAAGTCCCCATGCCGCCTGAAGGGATGATGTAATGGCTTTGCCCCCGAACACGTATCGAGATATGTTCTACGAGCCTCTTCTGACTCCGGGGCTGTTTGACGCAATCCTCACGGGCGGCGGCCCTGCGTATGTTGACATAGCGCCCGGCGCGATGCCCGAGCCTGTGGAGTTCACGACCCCTGCCCCGCCTCCGGTGGACGAATTCCAGCAGCGGATCGCCCAAGCCGAAGAGCAGGCTCGTGCGCTGGCGCAAGCGCCGCTTGCGCCGTCTGTCCAACCCTCGGCCCCGCCGATTATGGCGGCCCCCGCTCCGACGAATGCCGAGGGTGCTCCGCTTTTCGACCCAGAGTTCATGGCTAAGATGGCCTCGCTGGGGCAGGCACTCGGCCCCAACCCCCTATTCATTGGCACCAACTTCGGCGGGATGCCCACGGAGCAGTCGCTCAACTTGCTGCGCGACCCCGCGACCGGGCTGATGGTGAACAAGAGCCGGACGGTGGAGCTAGACGACACCGGCCGCGTTGTCCGAGAAATCACGCCGGAAGGCTCGGTGCCGGGCGTGTATTTTACCGACAACCGTGGGATGCCCGCCACCAAAGGGCTGGGCAAGGGCGCGCGCTTCACGCCCCTCGACCCGAATGCGGTGTACACCGTCGTCAATCAGCGCACCGGCGAGGTTGTGTCTACGGGCGTAGGCGCGGAAGGCATGAAGGCCGCCCAGCTTGCGTCTATGCAGTTGAGTAGTGCTGGGGGGCGCAAGGCTGACTGGGCGGTCGTGAAGACGGACCCAAGCACCGGTACGGATAGCACCGTCGCCAACGTCGATCCCCGCCAATCCGATCTCGGAAAGCTCGCCGACGTTGCGCTGCCTTTGGCCGGTGCCTTTCTTGTGCCGGGCCTCGGTCTCGTCGGCAGTAAAGTTCTCGGCGCGGGTCTCGGGGCGGCAGCCGGATCGGGTCTTTCCAGCGCGGCGCAAGGACGCCCCCTCGGGGAGTCTTTACTTCGCGCGGGCCTAAGCGGCGCGGGCGCTGCTGGCGGCGCGGCACTCGGCGAAGCCGTTGGCACTGCGGTCGGTAAAGCCGCGTCGCAAAAGCTCGCGCAGACTGGCGCTGAAGCGGCCACGCAAAAGCTCGCGCAGACTGGCGCTGAAGCCGTAGGCAACATCATCGTTCCCGGTTTCAAGAGCGCGCTCACGGGCGCGACAGTCGGGGGTGTTCTTGGCGGCGGCGCGAGTGGGGCGCTCTCCTCTATGCTCCCCGGCAAAGGCGCTGACTTCGCCGACCGTGTGTTCCAGCAGCCGACCACGTCCGAGGGCAACCCTATTGTCGTGTCGGGATCGCGTATCCCAACGAGCAACATCGGGGCTGACACGATCAGCGGGGCATTTAACACCGCCCTCCCGGCCGTTACGACTATAGCGAACCCCGCTTCGCCCCCGTCCGACAACGAGATTGTCGTGACCAAGCCTGCCAGCGCGCAAGTGATGGAAGGAACCTTGGGTGCTGGCCTCGCTGCGGGCGTCCCCGCCGTCACGAGTGTTGCGACTTCTCCTGCCGCGCCGGAAAAGAATAGCCTGCTTGACGAGATCATCAAGTATTACGGTCTCGCCTCGACTGGACTCGATCTTCTCGGCAGCGCGTTTGGTGGCGGCGGCGCGGGGCGGATGACGCCCTACGCCTCGCAGCTTGGTCCGATGCCGACGTTCACCCGCGGCCCGTTCACGCCGTTCGGCGGGGACTACGAAACCTACGGTTTCGGCCCTGAGTTCAACTTCTTTGGGGGTGCCCCTGCGCCGACCCCGACCGCGCCGGGTATGGGCATCCTGCCTCCGCGAGCTAATCCGGGTTTTGGGATTGTATGACGAAAGAACAAATTATCGCCAAGGCGAACCACGCCAAGCGTCTTCTCGAAGACGAAGTTCTTGTCGAAGCGTTTGCTTTCGTAGAGAAGGACATCTTCGAAGAATGGCGCGCGTCAGACGTAAATGATTATGAGCTACGCGGCGATCTGTTTCTTACGCTTAAGTGCCTTGAGCGTTTGAAAGCCCGACTCCGGGCAATCCTCGACGACGGAACTATTGCGGCGAGGAGTTGAACTGCAACACGAAAAGGTGATATATGGCGAATGAAGACGGCAACCCCGCAAGCGGGATCGGCCTTCACGAAGCAACTCTTGCCATCAGCAAATTGCTTGGCCCTGAAGAGGACAACCAAGAAGAGACTGAGGCGCTAGATCAGGAAACTGGTCAGGAGTATGAATCGGAAGAAGTTGAAGAGTACGAAGAGTACGAAGAAACCGAGGCCGACGAAGACTCCGATCCGGAAGAAGATTATACAGAAGAAGAAGCGACGCAGGAACTTACTGATGACCTTACCGTCAAGGTTAAAGTTGACGGTCAAGAGATGGAAGTCACCCTCGCAGAACTTCGGAACGGCTATTCTCGGACTGCGGATTACACGCGGAAAGCTACTGCTCTTGCCGAACAACGCAAAGCGTTCGAGGCCGAAGCAGAAGCCATTCGTGCGGAACGCGCTCAATACGCGCAGATGTTGCCGATCTTGCAGCAGCAGATTCAGCAGCAGAACGCGGCGGAGCCTGACTGGGATACTCTTTATGATGAAGACCCCATTGAGGCTGCGAAACTAGAACGGCATTGGCGTCGGACCAAGGAAGAGCAAACGCAGCGGCTCGTTGCCATTCAGGCCGAGCAGAAGCGACTCGCCGAGGAAGAAGCCAAGCAGCGTACAATGCACATGCAGGCAGTTGTTGAAGCTGAACGCGCTCGTCTACCTGAAGTCATTCCCGAATGGAAAGATCAGGCGACGATGATGAAGGAAGCGCAGGAACTGCGGGAATGGGCGACATCGAACGGACTGACTGAGCAGGACATTAACTCTCTCACTCAGGCCGCACATATCGCTCTCGTCCGTAAAGCTATGTTGTACGATAAGGGTGCGCGGAACATGGAAAAGGCAAAGCAGCCGGTCAAGCAAAAGGCCCGTGTTGTTCGCCCCGGTTCCGGTAACACTTCTGCAAAGCCCGGTTCTATTGATGTAAAGAGAGCGTCCAAGCGTCTCGCACAAACTGGTCGCATCGCTGATGCGGCTGCACTCTTGGATAAACTCATTTAAGGATTTAAGTCATGGCAATTGTAGCAAACACCTTCACTCGCTATTCGGCGATTGGTATTCGTGAAGACCTCTCGAACGTCATCTACAACATCTCGCCGGAAGAAACCCCGTTCATCTCGAACATCGGCCGCGAGAACGTCAAGAACACCTACTTCGAATGGCAGACCGACAGCCTCGCCGCTGCTTCGGCTTCGAACGCTGCGCTGGAAGGTGACGACATCAGCTCGTTCACCGCGGTGAACCCGACCTCGCGTATCGGTAACTACACCCAGATCAGCACCAAGAACGTCGTGATTTCGGGTACGCTCGAAGCTCTCGACAAGGCGGGCCGTCGTTCGGAACTGACCTATCAGCTTGCCAAGCTGGGTTCGGAACTGAAGCGCGACATGGAGAGCGCCCTGCTCGCCAACCAGTCGCCGGTTGCTGGTAACACCACCACCGCCCGTCGTACCGCTGGTCTTCCGGCGTTCATCAAGACCAACACCAGCTTCGGCACCGGCGGTGCTGATACCGCTGGTATCGCTGCCCGTACCGATGGTACGCAGCGTGCGTTCACCGAAGCCCTGCTCAAGGGCGTGATCGCCAAGGTCTGGGAATCGGGCGGCACGCCGACGATGCTGATGGTCGGTTCGTTCAACAAGCAGGCTGCTTCGGGCTTCAACGGCATCGCCACCCGCTTCCGTGACGTTCCGGCTGGCCAGCAGGCCCAGATCGTCGGCGCCGCGGACGTGTACGTGTCGGACTTCGGCACCGTCAACATCGTGCCGAACCGCTTCCAGCGCGCCCGCGACGCCTTCGTCGTGGACCCGCAGTACGCGTCGATGGCCGTCCTCCGTCCGATCCAGCAGATGGAACTGGCGAAGACCGGCGACGCCGAGAAGCGCCTGATGCTGGTTGAATACGGCCTGAAGGTCAACAACGAAGCCGCTCACGGCATCGTGGCCGACCTCACCACGTCGTAATTGACTTGGGGGTGGGGGCGGGTCTAGGCTCGCCCCCTAACCAAGAGGAGTAATTTATGGCCAAGCGCCTTATTTCCGACGACAAAGAAACCGGCATCAAGACTTACCTTGATTACGACGGCACCGACGACAATGCGACGATTGTCAAGGAGCAGGACGTTACCGGCATCGTCGAGTCCAATAGGGCTGCGTTCGACGCCGCGCCGAAGCGGTGGGGCGAATGGGCGCATGTCGGCCGCATCCCTATGACGGTCTACATGGAGCTTAAGGCCAAGGGCATCCTCGACGACCAGCAGGAACTAGTTAAGTGGTTGAACGATCCTAACAATGCAATGTGGCGAGTTCGTCCGGGGAGCGTCTAATGGCTATTACGACCTACGCAGAACTTAAGTCTGCCATCGGGGATTGGCTCAACCGAGACGACCTCGACGCGGTCATCCCCAATTTTATCTCACTGGCCGAGGCCCAGTTCAATCGCACGATCCGTCATCGCAAGATGGTGACGCGGTCCGATGCGACTGTCGATACCCCGTATTTCGCGGTGCCGGCGGATTGGCTGGAAAACATTCGTTTCCAGTTGAACACCGACCCGATTACGCCGTTGCTCTACGTGACGCCGGAACAGGCCGCGGAAGAGCGCCTTAAGTACAGTGTCGCCAACCAGCCGCTGATGTTCACGATGGTCGGGCAGCAGTTCCAAGTCATCCCCCCGCCGAACACAAGCTACAGCGCGGAGCTTCTGTACTACGCGAAAATCCCTGCCCTGTCGGATAGCAACACGACGAACTGGCTGCTGACGGAAAGTCCGGACATCTATCTGTATGGGGCGCTTGTGCAGTCTTCGCCCTATCTGAAGGAAGACGAGCGTGTCGGCACTTGGGCGGGGCTGTATCAGAGGTTCGTCGATGATATGATGCTGGCCGACGAACGCGCCCGCATCGGCTCGTCAAAACTTAAAGCCCGTATCCGCACGTTTGGTTAAGGAACAGCGCCGTGTCATTCTCCAACTTTCTTGAGAACAAGGTTCTCGGCCACGTCTTCGGCGCCACCCCCTACACTGCGCCGGCCACCCTTTATGTCGGGCTGTTCACCAGCAACCCCGGCGAGACGGGTTCCGGGACGGAAGTGTCGGGTGGTTCCTACGCCCGGCAGACTATCGCGTTCACCGTGACGGGCAGCCAAGCCTCGAACACAGCGGCGGTCGAGTTTCCGACTGCGACGGCTTCGTGGGGTACGATCACTTACGCCGCGATCTACGACGCGGTGTCGGGCGGTAACCTTCTGGCCTACGGCGCGCTGACGACTTCGAAGACCATCGACAACGGCGATGTGTTCCGCATCCCTGCGGGCGACTTCGACATCAATCTGGACTGATAGATGTCCGGCTATGGTAGCGGCTTATACGGCATAGGTAGTTACGGTATTGACCCCTTAGAGGGTCAAGTTACCGTAACCGCCACGTCGTCCGTTACCGCAGCCGGACTTATCGTTAAGGACGCCGTTGTCGCGGTTAGCGCGGCCGCAACTGTGTCGCCCTCGGCTACGCGTGTACGCACCGCCGAGATTGCGTCTTCGGCCGCTGCGACCGTAACTGCGTCTGCTACGCGCGTCCGCGAAGCGGCCATTGCCTCGTCGGCTTCCGCGACTGGGACTGTCAGCGCCACGCGTGTTCGTGAAGCTGAAGCCACATCTAGCGCCACTGCGACGGTCAGTGTTGAAGCGCAGATTACTATCCTTGCTGCGGTTGAGATCACCGCCCAGAGTAGCGTTACGCCGACCGCCAATCGTGTGCAGTCAACAGGCGCCGCCACTACGGCAGTATCAAGTGTAACTATTGTTGCGGTAGAGAAATGGGAACCTGTTCCCGTAACACCAGAGACGTGGACGCCGCAGTCCGGCACTGCTATAACGTGGACCGCTAATTCAATTACGCCCGAAACATGGACGCCGAATCCTGTAACGGGCGAGACTTGGACTAAAATTTCTGATACAAACGAGACTTGGACGCCTAGGGTATTCCCGGACTCTCTGGCCGCATGAGGTAAAACATGGCTGATACTACTACGACGAACCTCGGTCTTACGAAGCCTGAAGTCGGTGCCAGCGCCGATACTTGGGGTACGAAGCTCAACACGGACCTCGACCTTGTTGATGCGATCTTTAAGGGCGACGGAACCGGGACGAGCGTCGGCCTCAATGTGGGCAGCGGCAAGACGCTGACTATCAGCGGAACCGTGAACGGCACCAGCAAGACCGGCACGGGCAATGTCGTCCTTGCGACTTCGCCGACCTTGACCACGCCGAACCTTGGCACGCCGTCTGCCGTGACCCTTACCAATGCGACCGGTTTGCCTTTGACCACGGGCGTCACCGGAACTCTGCCTGTCGCCAACGGCGGTACGGGCGTGACCACCTCGACCGGCACGGGCAGCGTTGTTCTGTCCACCTCGCCGACTCTTGTGACGCCGGCCCTCGGTACGCCGTCCTCTGCTACGCTGACAAACGCGACGGGTTTGCCGATTGACGCGGGCACGACCGGGACTTTGCCTGTGGCGCGTGGCGGTACGGGCGTGACCACCTCGACCGGCACCGGCTCCGTGGTGCTGAGCAACTCCCCTACCTTCGTCACGCCGACCCTCGGCGTTGCCTCCGCGACCAGCATCGCCACCGGCAAGGGGACTGTGGGCGCGGTAGCCTATGGCTTCACCACCAACACCAACACCGGCATGTGGTCGCCCTCCTCCGACGCGATTGCTTTCTCGACGGCTGGCAGTGAGCGGTTCCGGGTTGATAGCAGCGGCAAGGTACTTATCGGCGGCGGAACGATTAACGCGGCGCTGGGTGATATGGTCCTGTCGAAGCAGTCGGCGGGAACAGCGACCTTTGCGCTCGAAAGCCAAGGCTCGTGGAATGCGACTATCTCCGCCTCCGCTGCTGGCAACATGGTTTTCAGTAACCCTGCTGCATCAGAACGCATGCGCATCGACGCCAGCGGCAACGTCGGGATCGGCACCACCAACCCCACTGGGCGGCTTGGCGTAGCGATAACTGGTTCGCGCACGCTGGGCACGGCGTGGGACGCATCGTCTGTGTTGATCGGATCGCCGGGGCAGTTCTCCGGCAACCTCGGCTTCTCGTTTGACACCACGAACGGCGGCACGATTGAAAGCACAGCGCCGGGCGTTGCGTCTTACCCCATTCGGATCGCAAGCTCTATAACTCAGTTCTTCACCTCTAACGTCGAACGCGCTCGCATCGACGCCAGCGGCAACGTCGGGATCGGGACGAGTTCGCCGGGCAGTAGACTAGATGTTGTCGCGCAAGACGCTATTCGGATTACCGGTTTCCAGCCATTCCAAACATGGCGCGACAGCAGCGACAGCAACAAGGGCTTCCGCATTCAAACTGCGGGAGGCAATACGCTGTTCAGCAACGATGCAACCGGCGGCGGGACTTACACCGAACGTATGCGCATGGACAGCAGCGGCAACGTCGGGATCGGCACCAGCAGCCCGTCCGCTGCGGCTCGGTTGGATGTGTCTTCGACCACTTCCGGGTTTCTCCCGCCGCGCATGACTACCGCGCAGCGCGATGCGATAAGCAGTCCGCCAAACGGTTTGATGCTCTACAACACCAGCACCGATAAACTCCAAGTCCGCGCAGCCGGGGCGTGGGTTGATCTGCACTAACGAAGGAAACTAAGCTATGACCACTACCTACATTTGGTCCGTCGTGCAGATGGACGCTTACCCCGAATATGAAGGCCACACCGACGTTGTCTTCGCCGTCCATTGGACGCTTACTGGTATCGACGGCGAACACGCCTCCGGCGTATACGGCGCTGCCGGACTCACGCTCGATCCCGAAGCGACCTTCACCCCCTACGCCGACCTGACCGAAGCGCAGGTGATCGGCTGGGTGAAGGATGCTCTGGGCGAAGAACAGGTTGCGGCTTATGAAGAGAGCGTGGCGGACCAGATCGCGGCGCTCGTTAACCCGCCGGTCGTGACCCCCGCCCTGCCCTGGGCATAATCGTCTCCTGCTAAAATTGGGTAGCCTTCGTCATGGATTATCAGCTTCTCTTTAATATCGTTCTCGGTGCCGCTGGCTTCTTCGGCGGTTGGGTGCTGAATACTATGACGAAGGCCATCGAGCGTCTCGACAGTGACGTTCGTGATATGCCCAAGACCTACGTGACCAAGGACGATTGGCGCGAGGACATGAAGGCCCTCAAGTCCGACATGGAGAAAGGCTTCGACAAGCTGGACAACACGCTCGGCACGATCTTCAAGCGGCTGGAGGGCAAGGAGGACAAGACGAAATGATGCGCCATCTCTTTAGTCGGATGTTAGAGGTGGGGCGCAATATCGACATTCGCCCCAAGCCCAAGCCCGCCAAGCCTGATCCTATGGCCGAGGTGGACAAGGCTCTCAACATTTCTGTCAAGCCGGAGGTCGTCTTGCCGCCCGTGACCCACCCCGCCCGCAAGACGAGTAAAGCAGGTATCGACCTGATGCACCAGTTCGAGGGCTGCGCCAAGGTGCGCCCTGACGGCAAGGTCGAAGCCTATCTTTGCCCGGCAGGTGTCTGGACGATTGGCTGGGGCAGCACGGGCAACGACCCGTTCAACGGCGGTAAGATCGGCAAAGGCACGGTCTGGACGAAAGAGCAGTGCGACACCCGCTTCGAGCAGCATCTTGCGCAGTTCGAGAGGGCTGTGCTTGATGGTCTCGGCGGCAACCCCGCCAGCCAAGCACAGTTTGATGCGATGGTCTGTCTGACCTACAACATCGGCCCCGCTGCCTTCGCCCGTTCGACTGTCCTGCGCAAGCACAACGCCGGAGATTTCCCTGCTGCGGAAAAGGCGTTCTTGATGTGGAACAAGGCTGGCGGCAAAGTGTTGCGCGGTCTTACCCGCCGCCGCGAGGCGGAAGCTGCATTGTATAGGAGCGGATCATGAATGCTCTCAAGTATCTCAAGGCGCGCCTCAAGGAGCGCAGCTCATGGGTTGCCATCGTCGGCGCGTTTACTGTCGCCTCTGCCCTGCCGTGGCCGTGGGATATTCTCGCCGGTCTCGCCGGGGTGATCGGCGTCATGGTGCCGGAAGGGCAGGATGATGAGTGAGATCGCCGCCATAATCGGGGCGATCTGGCCTATCCTGCTTGCCTTCGTCACGCTGGTGATCGTGCTTGCCAAGATGGAAGTGCGGCTCGGCGTGGTCGAGGAAAAGGTGCGCAGCCTGTTTGATCTCTGGAATAGCAAGTGATTTTTCCCAACCCCATCTTCTTGTACGGCGGCGCGATTGCGCTCGTTCTTGCTGCGGGTGCGGGCTACAAGGTGCGCGACTGGCAATGCGACGCCGCCTACGCTAAGGCTATTGAAAAAGCGGCCAAGAAAGAACGGGAGATGCGCTATGCGCTGGACCAAAAAGGACGAGATTTCGAAGCCGCAAAAGATAATGCCGATGCAGTGGGGGCCGCCCGTGCCGCAGGAATACGGACGATATACCGTGAGATTCCTGTACCTGCTGCTGATTGTGCTGCTCCTGATAGCGTTGTCGGGCTGCTCCAAAGCGGTGTCGATTTCGCCAATGCCGCCGCCGCCGGTGAACCTTGAGACGCCGTGCCGAGAACTGCCGAACGTTCCTTCCCCGCTGATTGATCCTGAGCGAGTACTGTGGGAGAACGAACTTCTCATCCGCTACGCCGAGTGTAGCGTAAAGCATCGCTTGACAGTCGAGGCTTGGCTAGAGGCTGTCAAACAGAAGTAAAGCTGTTATAAGGCGGGGATACATTTCTAGGTAGCGCCGATGACCCTTCTTCCGATTAAGTTGCCGCCGGGCATGTACAAGAACGGGACCGAACTCGACGCCGCGGGCCGGTGGTTCGACGGCAACCTTGTGCGCTGGGTCGAAGGGATGATGCGCCCCGTTGGTGGGTGGCAGCAGCGCACCTCCACCGCTCTTACCGGAAAGCCCCGCGCCATTCTGACGTGGCGCGACAACAGCGCCACACGCCACCTTGCGGTTGGGACGCACTCCAAACTCTACGCTATCTCTCAGTCGTCCGTCATCACCGACATCACGCCGACGGGGTTTACCCCCGGCAACGCCGACGCGACCGTTGGCGGGGGCTACGGCACGGGCACCTACAGCTACGGCTTTTACGGCGTTCCGCGCCCCGACGTTGGCTCCGTCACTCCGGCGACGACGTGGTCGCTGGATACGTGGGGCGAGTATCTGGTCGGCTGCTCGAACTACGACGGTAAGATTTACGAGTGGCAACTCAACCCGGCCAACAAGGCCGCAGTCGTGGCCAACGCCCCTACCGGCAACACGGCGATTCTTGTGTCCAACGAGCGCGCGCTATTCGCGCTGGGCGCCGGCGGCGACCCGCGCCTGATTAGCTGGTCCGACCTTGAGAACAACACGGTCTGGACGCCGTCGTCATCCAACCTCGCCGGCAGCATCGAACTGCAAACGGGCGGGCGGATCATTGTCGGCAAGCGCGTCCGCGGCCAAATCCTCGTTCTCACCGATATCGACGCGCACGTCGTGTCCTATGTCGGCCAGCCGTTCGTCTACCAGTCTGAGTATGTCGGCCGAGCCTGCGGTATTCCGGGGCCGAACGCGATTGCTGTGCAGGACAACTTCGCGGTCTGGATGAGCACGCGTGGCTTCTTCACCTACGACGGTTACATCAAACCGCTGGCGTGCGAAGTGTCGGACTATGTGTTCTCCGACATCAATACCGCTCAGTTGAGCAAAGTCTGCGCGGTCAACAACTCGCAGTTCAACGAAGTGTGGTGGTTCTACCCCTCAGCCAGTTCGCAGGAGAACGACCGCTACGTCATGTGGAACTACGCCGACAACTACTGGTCGGTCGGGACAATGGCGCGCTCGGCCGGGACGGACCGCGGCGTGTTCTCGAACCCGATCTTCGTCGGGACGGACGGTATTCTCTACGACCACGAAGTTGGCGTCAACCACGCCGGCAGCACGGTCTATGTCGAGAGCGGGCCGGTGCAGATCGGCAACGGCGACAACGTCTACTACGTAAACGAACTCATTCCGGATGAGCGCAACCAAGGCGACGTGACCGCCACGTTCTTCTCGCGCTACTATCCGAACGCCACAGAGCGGTCTTACGGGCCGTACTCAATGACGAATCCAACGTCGGTGCGCTTCAACGGGCGCCAGATCAATATGCGTTTGACGGCTTCGCCCAACACCGACTGGCGTGTCGGGACGATGCGACTTAACGCGCAGCCGGGCGGGCGCCGATGAAACTCCCCGTTCCTCCGCAGGACTATCTGTCGTCCCACGAGAACCAGCGCAACCGGCTGATCGAACAAGCGGACAGCCAGAACTACAAGCGCGGCCAAGACGTGCGTATCGACGATCCGGCCGATCTAATCCTGACGAACATCGAGACGACGCGGTATATTCAGGCCCCCGGCCGAGCCGAGTTCCTGCGCACAACATCGCTGGCGATCACCACCGCGAATACGGCGCAGTCGATCCCGTTGGACTCGACAGTGATCTCGCAGAATGTGGCGCTGGGGTCTCCGGCGTCGCGCATCGTCGTGACCTACGCCGGGCTGTATCGGTGTTACTCTAAGTTCCAGTTTATCTCCGGTTCTGCCAGCGATAAGACGGTATACTTCTGGTGGCGGAAGAACGGGGCGGATGTCGCCAACAGCGCGTTCGTCCGGACAATGCACGCCAACACTGAGTACCAAACCTTGTCGCGCGAAGACACTTTCTCCTTGGCGGCGGGCGATTATCTCGAACTATACTGGGCCGCGAGCAGCACCGACGTGACGCTGTCCCCGACAAGCGCAACGGCTTTTGCTCCGGCATCGCCGTCTTGCGAGGTGTACGTAGAGCAGATACACCAATGACGATGGAGTTAGAACAAGAGTTCGAACGGTGTAAGTCTTGGCTCGAGGACGCCCTCGAATACGCCGATGACACGCACGACATCGAACATATCTGGCAGGGCGTGCAAAAAGGGCGCTTCCAGTTTTGGCCGGGCAAAGAGAGCGCGATTATTACGGAGTTCCACACGTATCCAAAAAGACAGACGCTCCACGTCTTTCTCGCTGGCGGTAAACTAGACGAACTGCTAGACATGTGGGATTCTATGGAAATTTATGCTAAAGCTACGGGGTGTGCATCTCTATCTGTTTCGGGTAGAAAGGGGTGGATGCGAGCATTAGAAAGCCGTGGCGCCAAATATTTATGCACTACGGTGGTTAAGGAACTCTAGGCATGTCAAAAGGCGGCGAAACGTCAACGGTAACTCAGCAGCAAACGCTCGATCCGTTTATCCAAGAGGCGCTTCAGCGCAACGTCATGGCCGCCCAGCAGGTAGCCTCGCTGCCTTACCAGCCGTATAGCGGGCCGCGCGTTGCGGCGTTCCGTCCGGTTGAGCAGCAGGCCTTTGACATTACGCAGCAGGCCGTGGCCAACCGCGTGGGTTCGCAGCAGCTTGGCGCCGCTACGCAGGCCGCACAGCAAGCGGCAGCTTTCGGGCCGGAACAGTTCCAGCAGAACGTCGCCGGTTTCATGTCGCCGTTCCAGCAGAACGTGATCGACACCACGATGGAGCGCCTTGAGCGCGCCCGCGCTCGCCGCGAGGCCGACACCCGCGCGCAACTCGCAGCGTCGCGTGCGTTCGGCAACACCCGCCGCGGTGTGCTTGAAGCACAGTTGGCCAGCGCCGAAGACCGGAACACGGCCGAGACGCTGGCGAACCTGTATCAGCAGGGCTTCACTCAGGCCGCCGGTATGGCGCAGGCTCTGCCGGGTATGCGCCTTAGCGCGGCCGGGCAGCTTGCCGCCTTAGCGCCGCAGGCGCTGGCACAGGAGCAGGCGTTCGCGGGTATGCTTGGCGGTGTTGGCCAGCAGCAGCGGCAGATGGCGCAGCAGAACCTCGACCTCGCCTACCGCGACTTCCTCGAACAGCGCGGCTATCCGGTCGAGCAACTTCGTATTTTTCAGTCGGGCTTGTCGGGCTTGCCGGCCGTCACTTCGGCGCAGACAACTTCGAGGCAGCCGGGCGACGGTTTCCTCGGCACGGCCGGCAATGTTCTCGGTATCTTGGGCGGACTCAAGAACCTCGGCATTAAGTTCTAAGGGGTAGAGAAATGCGTCTTCCTTTCTTGTCACAAGCTGGAGCCGCTGCCGCGAACTCCGCGGGCATTGCCTCGGGCACTGCCGCTAACGCGGATACCGAACAGGCAAACCGCCTAACTGAAATGACGCGCCTTCTCAGCGGCGACCTCAGTGGTTCGCTCACGGGCGGTGATAAGCTCCTCGCCCTGAGCGGTCTTCTTCGCTCTGCAACCCGCAGCGGACGACGCGCGGGACTTACGCCGGAGCAGGTGATCGGCAATCTTCGGCAGCAAAAGCTGGCTGAGTTGCAGAACCGCATGGCGGTTGAGCAACTGCGGGTGCAGGCCGCAACGGAGAAAGCCCAGCGCGAAGCCCGCGACGCGTTTATCAAGCGTCTGCCAACCGAAGAGCAGCGCGCAGAGGCGCGCCTATTGCCGCTGAGTGCATTCGAGGAGATCGCCAAAGAGCGATTGATGGCGCAAACGCAAACTCAATCGGCGCAGATCAAAGAATACGAAGATCGTGTCCGCAAGTTTGGCAAAGCAGCGGCCGATAGGTGGTTGGCGACACAAGACGAGAAGTTCATCGCTGTTGCTGAAGGCGGTGAAGTTATTCGCGCTTCGGATTTCTTGGCGCCGGGCGTGGCGCTTGGCCCCCCGGCCCCTTCCGGCGTTACGTTCTCTCCGATCACCACCACCCCATCGCAAGGAGGTCCGGCGTCTTCTGCGCCGGGGCAATTTCGCTAAAGGCACCGACGTTGTTCAGCAGCTATTTCCCCAAGCTCGCATAACTTCGGGGTATCGCGGCCCAGAACATCCGCTGTCGAAGAAGAACCCTCGCTCGTTCCACGCTCGTTCAACCGGAGCGGTAGACGTGGCGCCCATCCCCGGTATGACTTTTGAGCAATACGTAGACTCAATACGTTCTGCGGGTTATAAGATTATCGAAGCCAGAGACGAGGTCCGCAACCCTTCTCGTTACGCCACTGGCCCCCATTGGCATGTAGTTATTGGAAAGTAACATGGCAGACGGACAGCAGTACACCGAAGGTCAGATGTTGGCCGGGAGCGACGGCAACACCTACGTTGTTCGCGGCGGTGTGCCGCGCCTAGTTGTTCCGAATGGGGGCGCCGCCGCGGCAGGTCCGGGCCGAGTAACCCCCGTGTATAAGCGTCCGAAAAGCGCCCCGCTGCCAACTCCAATCGGCCCAAAAGATACGCCAGAGTATCGCGCCGCCGTTGCCGCAGCGGAAGCCGCTGCGCGCATACAGGCTGAACGCGAACAAGAGCAAACCGTCATGGCCCGCGGCCAAAAAGGTCTTGAATCAACCATCGGTGAACTCAAGAAGTACTACACTCAGTTGGAAAAGCAGGGCGGCGCGATCAGCGCGAAGCAGGGACTTCTGGATAACACCATTAACTGGGCTGCGGCGAATATCGGCGAAACAATCGGCAACCCGACTGCTTCCCCAGCGGAATCGACCCGTGCGACGATTCGCAACGTCCGTAACATTTTGGTGCGGGACATCATGAGCGCGACGGGGATGAGCAGCAAACAAGTCGATAACTCGTTTGAACTTCAGCGCCTTCTTCAGCTTGCGACCGACCCAACGCAGACACTGGAGACGGTGAACGAAACCCTTGCCACAATTCAAAAGCGGTACGGCTCGCCCACCGCGGCGGGGGCAACCGCGGCGAAGAAACAAGCCGCACCCGCCGCAACTTCTGGGTTCACCGTAAAACGTAGGAACTAGTAATGGTCAAATACGAGATAACGGGGCCGGATGGACGAACCTACGACATTGAAGGGCCGGAAGGGGCGACGGACGAAGAACTGATCGCGGCCGTAATCGCGCAGTTTCCCGACGCGGCCGGTGCGCCTCCCCCCTCGCCGGAACCGGATACTTCGTTATCACAGAATCTCGGCGTTATCACTGGCGCGCTTGCGCCTTATGCCACTGTAGCCGGCCTTGGCGCTGCGGCGGGCGCGCCCCTTGCGGGGATTGGGGCGGTGCCCGGCGCTGCGGGGGGCGTTCTGTCGCTGGGTCTGTCTGATCTGGGAACCGGCATTTACAACGTAGTCGCCCCCGCTTTCGGTGGGGAGGCGGTTCCGTTGCCGTCTCAGACTATCCGCGAAATGTATCAGGATATAGGCATCGGCCGCGCACCGCAGACCGCGGGGCAGCGCATCTTGGGCCAGACAGTAGAAGGTTTGGCTGGTGGGGTGGCCACGCCCGCTGCGCTGGCTACGACGGCCGGGCGCATGGCTCCGTCAACTACCCGCGCGATTATGGAAACTTTGGCCCAAGCTCCGCGCCAGCAGGCCGCAGCGTCCGCGGGTGCGTCCTTTGCGCCCGCGGTTGCGAGAGAGGCGGGCGTCACAAATCCTTTCGCACTTACGGGGATTTCGCTCGCGGGGGGCATGGCCGCAGGTCGCGCAGCTACGCCTAAGCCTTCGGCCAAAAGCTCGGAAGATTTGCGCGTGCAGGCGGATAACGCGTATCAAGAAGCCAAATCCGCGGGCGTTCGTTTTGATGATGCCGCTGTCGGAAATCTTGCATCGAACATCCGTCAAGACTTGATGGCGGTTGACGATATTCAGTTCAACCCTCGCTTGCATCCGAGGATTGCGGTCGCTCTTGACGAAATCGACACCGTTGCCACTAGCGGCCAACCGATTTCATTCTCTCAAGTAGAAATGATGCGCAGGGTGGCCAACACGGCCGGACGTAGCGCAGACCCCGACGAGCGGCGTTTGGGCCGTCTAATCATCGACAAGATTGACGACTTCATCGCCCAACCTCCTGCCAACGCCGTCGTGGCTGGTGACGATGCAGCCGCGGCTCTGGCCATAACAAACGCCAGAAAATCTTGGCGCCTTATGCGCCAAAGCGAAGCCGTCCAAGATTTGGTGGAACGCGCCACTAACTCAGCATCGGGACTTACCGCGGGGTCTCTGCGTTCGCAGTTCCGCACTGTGGTCAATAACCCAAAACGCCTGCGCCAGTTTGATCCTGAAGTGCAAAAACTTATGAAGGATTTTGTGCGGGGCAAAGGCGGCGTAGCTACGTTGCAGGCGCTTGGGAACTTGGCCCCGGGTTTGTCTCTCCGAGGCATGGTCGCGGGAAGCGCCCCCGCGGCGCTTGCGTACACAGGCAATCCGGCTCTTGCGGCTTTGATGGCGGCGGGCGGCGTAGGGGCGCGCGCTACCGCCAACCGAATGGCCGCCGGGCAAGTCGAAAACATCGCCAGCGCCGCGCGCGGCGCGTCGGCGCGGCCCGGTGGGGCACCCCAAGTCGGCGCAGCAAGTTCGCGCGAGGCCATAGCTACCGCAGGTGAGCGCGGCCCGGTAGTTACCTACGATCCATCCGGCCAGTTTGCGTATATCGACGGCGAGCCGGTGAGGGCCGTCTTTGGGGATGGCATGGGTATCACCGATAGCGGTAAAGTCGCCCAAGTTCGTTAGACCAGAGTATTAACATGGCACGCACTGTAGTAGGAAAAACTTGGAGGCCGGAACCCAAGGCCAAGCGCCGGCACAAACCCAAGGCCCTTCGGCATCGTAAGAAGCTGGGGCCGAAGAGCGACATGAGGATACGATAATGCCGGGCAAAGGACTCTACGCCAACATCAATGCCAAACGGAAGCGCATCGCCGCCGGGTCCGGCGAACGGATGCGCAAGCCCGGAAGCAAGGGAGCGCCGACGGCTGCGGCCTTTCGCCAATCCGCTAAGACAGCCAAGAAGAAGTAAAGGAACCTGATTATGCCGATGGTTGGTGGAAAGAAGTATAGCTACGGTCCCAAGGGTATGGCGATGGCGGAGAAGGCTGCGGCCAAGATGGGCAAGCCCATGAAGATGGCGAAGAAGAAAGCCAAGAAGAAGTGAAGAAAGACAGTCGTCTCACGCGTGCGGGTGTGGCTGGGTTCAACAAACCCAAGCGCACCCCCTCGCATCCTACGAAGTCACACGTCGTGGTGGCCAAGGAAGGCGACCAAGTAAAGACGATCCGGTTCGGCCAGCAGGGCGTGAAGGGATCGCCCGAAGGCTCGGCCCGGAACAAAGCCTTTAAGGCGAGGCACGCAAGTAATATCGCCAAAGGTAAGATGTCCGCCGCCTACTGGGCTGACAAAGTTAAATGGTGAGTATATACTCACGCCATGAAAATTATTGGCGTGGACCCCGGCGCTACTGGCGCCTTTGCCATCCTCGATTTGGATAGCCGGCACCTCGTCATTATCGACATGCCGACAACTAAGGTAAAACGCGGGCCGCGGACGGTGAACCAAGTGGACGCCGTCCGCCTCGCGCATCTCCTGCGCCCGCACGCCGATGGCGCCCACGCAATCGTAGAGAAGGTCCACTCCATGCCGGGTCAGGGAGTAGCGTCCACCTTCAGCTTCGGCCGCGCAGCCGGCATCATCGAGGGCGTCTTGGCCGCGCTCGACATTCCCTTCTCCCTCGTCCCGCCAGCCACATGGACGAAGAAGATGCGGCTATTCGGCGGGAAGGACGGGAGCCGCACTCGCGCCATCGAACTCTTCCCCGACCAAGCCCATCTCTTCGCACGGAAAAAAGATGATGGACGCGCGGATGCTACGCTGATAGCGTGCTATGCCGCAGAGGAAGAGGCGAATGAAACATCTATTCGATTACCAGAGGGTGGGGGCAAAGTTCCTCGCCGAAAATCCCGCCGCGTTTCTGGCGGATGAGCAAGGGCTCGGCAAGACCATCCAAGTGATCGCGGCGTGTGACGCGCTCGAACTCAAGAAGGTTGTCGTGATCTGCCCGGCCATCGCCAAGATAAACTGGCGCCGCGAGTTCGAGAAGTGGGGTCGCGTCGAGCGCGATATTAAAGTCTTTTCCTACGACAAGATGACTCAGTCGAAGGAGGTGCGCAATGAAATCGCCAAGTTCGAGCCGGACGTTATCGTCCTCGATGAAGCGCACTATCTCAAGAACCGTCAAGCTAAGCGCACTAAGTATCTCTACGGTCAGTTTTGCCGTGGGGATGGTCTTGTTCGTTTCGCTGATCGTGTTTGGCTTCTTAGTGGCACTCCCTTTCCTAACGATGTCAGTGATTTCTGGACACATCTTAAGGCCATCTGGCAGTATCCTCTCAACTTTACGGACTACACTCTCTACTTCTGTAAGACGTGGAACGGGCAGTTCGGGCTGAAGGTGCTGGGCAACAAGGCCGAGAGGATGGGCGAGTTCAAGACCATCCTCAAGTCTATCATGCTCCGCCGCAAAACCGAGAGCGTGCTGAAGGAACTGCCGCCCTTGTGGTGGCAGGACTCCGTGGTCGAGGTCGATGGCTGGGACGACATGGCCCACATCGAGAACGAGCAGGAGCGGGCCGCGGTCGAACTCATCCTGCAAAGCGCCATCACGCAGAGCGACGTGGGCGACAAGTTGGGTGACATCGCGCCGCACATGGCGTCGATGCGCCGGCTCACCGCGCTGGCCAAGGCGAAGCCTATAGCGGCGCAGTTAGCGGCCGAGTTGAAGGACAACGCCTACGAGAAAGTCGTGGTGTTCGCTTACCACCGCGCGGCGCTCGAAGCGTTGCGCGAAGGGCTGGCCGAGTTCAACCCGGCCTACATTGTGGGCGGTCTTGGGAATCAGGAGCGCCAGTCCGAGATTGATAGGTTCCAGAACGACGCGGAGTGCCGCGTCTTCATCGGCCAGATCACGGCCTGCTCGACAGCGATCACGCTGACGGCTGCGAACCAAGTTGTCTTTGCGGAGATGGACTGGGTGCCGGCGGTGAACGCTCAGGCGTCGAAGCGATGCCATCGCATCGGCCAGTCCAAGCCAGTGATCGTGCGGTCGTTTGCCCTAGCTAATTCGGTTGACGAAATCGTCGCACGGACACTCGGGCGGAAAGCTCAGATGATCTCTGAGGCTTTGGATTAAGGAAACCGAGGGCGACCCAACTCGCCCCCGGCCCCTATCACTTACAGCAGATCGTCGAGGTCCGAGATGTCTGCGGTCGGCTTAGCCTCCGCAGTGAACTCGTCCGCCGCAGACAGACGCCCGTCCATACGGGGGCCGTCCTTGATCTTCTGAAGATTGCCGAGGCTGAACGCCACGCCGTTGTTGCCGTTGACGCTGTAGGCGTAGGCCCGCAGCGACGCCTTCACCACCGCGCCCGGATAAATCTCTTTAGGATCAGTGATGATGGCCGGCTTGCCGTCCGGCCCAGCGTAGATCGACACGACGCCGGGCGCCTGCTTCGACTTAACATTGACGAAGACCGAACCCTCCGGGTAGCCCTTGTCCACGGCATCTTCGCGGAACGGCATCCGGATTTTGCCGGCCTTAATCATGTCGCGCGTCTTGTCGCCCCACTTCTCCTTGGCGACAGCCATCACGGCGGCCTTCATGTCGGTAATGTCCACGTCGTCCTTGAAGACGAGGGCGCAGCTATAGACCGGCTCACTGGCGCCCGGAGGCGTCTGCGGTTCAAAGATGTGGGGGTAGCTGATGACGGCTTCAGGGGTAATAACTTTGCTCATACGTAGTTCCTTGTTCACTCGTTCACGGTAAATTCGTCAGACGCCAGAAGGGCAGCCGACGGTCGGGCGTCGGTGTCGCGGACCATCGAAAGGCCGGACGACACTGACATGACGAGATGAGCGGGGACATTCTTCTTGCCCACGATCCTCTCGATCTGAGCGGGCGACTTGATCTTCTTCTCGAAAATCTCCTCGTCCTCCAGATTTTCGGAAGCCGCCCATTCGAGCAACTCCTCTTCGTTCTTCCAGCGCCGCGTCGGGCGGCGCTCCACCAGTTTGAAGCCCGGCACAGTCTCGCCCGCTTCAAGCAGCGCGTTGGCGTGGCGGCGGATGGATTTGATCCACTCTTCGATGAGCGGAATCTTGTCCATGTAAGCCGCGACTTCCTCCGGCGTGATGTCATCGGCTACGCGCACCGCACCGAACTCATCCTGCGCCACAGCCAGCGCGCCCCGGCGCAGAGCCGAACACGTGCCGGACGCCTTGCAGAACTGGCAGTGGTCGCCGGGAATAAGCGGGGCGTCGGGCTTGAGCGCAGCGTGCGCGGCGTCGATCAAGTCCGTGCCGAAGTCGAGTATCTCATCCTTCGTGTAGGAATAGACGCGGATCGAACCATCACGGTGCTGGGCGCGGGGTTGCACGATGGCGGTGTGAACTTGATTGATAGGCGCTTTGGCCCCGATCTTCAGCACAGCACCCAGCGCGTAGTACTTTAACTGGGCGTTGTCCTCGACATCGACAGCGACGCCTTGGCCGTGCTTGTAGTCGATGATCCAGAGGTTGCCCGTCTCCTTGCCGTAGATAGTGCAGTCGCTCGTGCCGAACATCGGCATCGGCGGGTCGAGAGCTTCAAGACTGAAGCGTTGCTCAAGGCGCACCAGCGCCGGCGCCTCCTCGGCCTCGACTGCGCGGACGTAGTTGACGTAAGTCTGCACCGCGGCGGCCATATTGTCATCAACAACGTGATCGTTGAATGTGCCACCGATGCACAGGGCTACGTCTTCTATCCCCTCACGAAGACAGTGCTCGCCCAATTCGTGCGCGGCCGTGCCGAGTTCGGCGAAGGGGCTGCTCTCGTCGGGAAACCGCTCCTCGGCTTTGAGGCTGCCGGGGCAAGCCATGCGCCGTTTCGAGTTCGACGCGCCGAAAGACGCGTGGGCTATTTCACCAGCCATGTCTTCACTCTCCTGTTCTTGCGGTCTTGTATCGCGCGAATTTCGTCCCAGAGTTTCGGGACCATATGCGCGGTAAGATATTCCCCGCCCGCAAGCGGGCGGTAGTGGCTTGGCGTTCCGAGGTCCGCCCCCCACCCCTCCGGGGCGTACCTGTTGCTAAGTGATTCCTCGTAATCGGGGTCGAACATTATCAGCCCTTGATGCTCAGCGGGCAAAGGCGGTAGCCCATGTTCAGCACGGTGCCATTGTCATAGCGGCACATTTGGTTGCCGTTCTCGAACCACTGCGCGACGAGGTAGTGGGTCATCTGGTACTGCGCTGCGGCAGAGGTGGCAGTCAGGGCCAGAGCGGCGGCGATAACAATCTTCTTCATTTGTATCTTCCTTCTTCAACGAACGTAGAAACCTGCCTCATCCCGTGCTTCCTGAGCCACGTGGTGATGGCGTTCACTTCAGCCTTCACGGCGATGTCGATCTCGATCTGGCGGGCAGCGTCCTTGGCGTCGAGGACGCTATCGAACGTCAGCACCTCGCCGTCAGCGTTTTTCACCCAGTAGAATTGGTCGCTCTCCGACCAGTTGACCTTCGGTGTTGTCATTTCCCAAACCCCTCTTCGTAAAGTTCGATGGCGCGGAAGCCGATCCACTCCTCATCGTCGTGATCGCTATTCAGCCAGTTGTGCCAAGCCTCACGCGCACACAGCAGCTTGCGATCCACGGGCGGCTCCTCGTAGCGTTCGATCATGTCGCAGAGTGCTTGGTAAATGCCCCCTTCAAGGTAGGTATCGCGCAGGCCATCAACGCTCGCATACGCCCAACCACTCCGGTTCGCAGCTTCGATCAGCACCCATTCGGGCGGTGTTTGCTTGTCGGTCATTTCGTCTCTCCTAATGTGGCGCGGTGGTATTCGAGCGCGGCCTCTCCGACGCGCTTCCACGCAGCCATCGTGTGCGGGCACGCCTGTGCCCTGTTCTCGGCAGGTATCTGGTCGGGCCTGACATTCAGCCAAGCCGCCAGCATCGCCAGTTCGAGGGGTGTGCGTTCCTCACTCACCAGTCGGCTCTCCCAGTGCGGCGCGGGCTGCAAGCAGATGTCGGCCCGTTATGCCGTATTCATCACCGCCAGCGGGGCGATAAGCCCAGAAGTCGCCTTTGTCCTCTGCCACCACAAGCAGGTCGCCAGATTTGGCAAACGGCTTTAACGCCTCCCGCAGCCGCTTGATCTCAGCCGCTTGGGCTTCGATGGTGTCGGCGGCTTTGCAGCCCGTGCAATAGTTGGTGCGGGCAAGCCCAAGTTGACTTATATCGCTCACCAGTCGTCTCCCTCATCAATCAATTCTTTTTTCTGGCTGTCGGTGATCGGCGGGATGTCAAGGTGAGCTTCCCACATCGCTAGGTGTATGCCTCGCGCTGAAGGTTGCCCCGTTTTCGCCATCAGCCAGATCAGTCGATACGCAAAATAAATCGGAACCATAACCATCCACCACGCCACGCGGTCTAATAGGCTGTCGTCACCACTCACCAGTCGTTCTCCTCATCAATCAGTTCTGGCATATGCTCACGCATCCATGCGCGGCGGCGGCACTCGGCCATGTAGTCGGCTTGCTTCTCGGCCCACTTGGCGAGGTAGCGGTCGGGGATCACGCGGGGGTCTCCTGCGAAAGTCGATTATTATCCGTCGCAATGTCGGTTGGTTTCCGAATATCCGATTTGAGGTGGGCGCGGACAGCCATCGCCATGCCGACGCATTCGTCACAATGCGGATCGGGCGAAACCTTGCTGCAAGGCGGGTCGCCCACTTGAGCGCATCTTTCGGTGCAAAGCACTTCCGCGATCTGCGCGATGTCAGTGGTCTGCATGGTGGGTTCTCCGTTCTTGCTGTTCGCGCCAGATCAGCACCTCGCCGATGCTGTAGAAGGTGCGCGTGGGTCTCACCCGCTTCTCGTCGTCCGAGGGCACGTAAGGGCGGGTCATTTCACCCCTCCTCCCGAGCGATCTCGTCGCGGAGCTTGGCGAGGGTGGCGAGGGTTGTATTGATCCGATCAATCAGCAGATCGGTTGTGCTGCCCGCTTCATGACTTGGGACGCATTGCAGCCACTTCGGGCATTCCGAAAGATCAGCCCTCGCCCCCTCAATCAGGTCGAGCAGCGGAGCGGTGGCTGCGCGGCGGCACACAAGTTGCGTTTCTCTCCAGCCAACAAAGTCGTCAAACGACCCGCCATTGGCCGTGCCCCAGCGGCTGCCATGCACCTGCCTGCCGAACTCATCGTGTTCGTAAAGCCACGCCTGCGTCACGGTGATCTTGTCCGGCGGGGTCATGCGGGGTCTCCCTCATCATCTGCGTAAACGATGTAGGGCTCAGCCTTCGCCCCACTTCCTGCGCTCATGCGGGCCTTGAGGCGGCGGGCCATTTCGAGGGCGGCGTCCTTAACGTGATAGCTGGCCCCCAAGAACCCTTCTCTCGCAATGGCGCGCGCCATCTCCCGCAACTCCTCGTCCCCCGGCCAAGCAGGCACGCGGCGCAGGGTCTCGCGGATGGCGAGGCGGGCTAGGTCACGCTGTGAAGCCCACAGGCTTCCGTCCTGCGCAATCTTGCTCGCCAACGCCTCGATCTCATCCTCCCCCATCGGCAGGGGTGCAGGGGCGAGAGGAAGGGCGGCTTGGAGAGCGCGAATTACCTTAAAGTCATAACCGTTAAACGGCGTTGACGGGGGGATGTTGCCGCGACTTTCTTCAAACGCCTTTAGCGCCGGTCGCCATGCTTCCCAATCCGGCTCCGCATCCAGCGCAGCCAGCTTGGCGCGGTCGCGCTCGTTCGCGGCTTCACGCTCGGCGATCTGCGCCAGCAATTCTTCTCGGGTCGGGGTCATCGGGCGGTCTCCGCTAGGGCGCGCAACGCTACCGCTGTCAGGGCGAGTGCGGGGGTGGCGGCGTAACCGTCCTTTTCCAGTTCCGCAGGGTAGATGCCGCCTGCGGGCATGACACACGCCCACCCCTCGCCAGCATCAAGGCCAACGGTGAATTCCCACCCTTCCGGCCGGAGCGACATGGCCGCGTCGAGGGAGGCGGTGTAAAGGTTTGGCAGCCCTTCGCCCGTCCAATGCGGCGAGACGGCGTGCTCGATCTCGCATTCTGTGGCAAAGCAAGGCTCCTTCAACGCCTCCACGCGCTCCGCCAGCGCCAGCAATTCTTCTCGGGTCGGGGTCATGTCAGGCTCCATACGATGAGTGCGCCCAGCGCGATCAGATACGCGCCCAGCAGGCAGAGAATGACGGCCCAAGCGATGCTGGCCGCTCGGTCGAAAGGTTCTCTCATCTCTCTATCTCCTCTCCGAAGCGCCAGTTAACCGGGCCATACGTTTGGCGTACCGATGAGCCGTCAGGCGCTTCCACTTCGCCCAAGGCATTCTTTCGCTGGGGTGCGGCCGGCCCGAAAGGTTGCCGTATCGCGCTTTCCAATTTTGAATAGCGTAAATGCGCACCCACTTTTTAACAAAGCCAGCGTTCGCCGGATGGGCGAAAGCGCGGCGGATAGCTTCCGCTTTGCTCTCAAGGCGAAGCGATTCACGGGGGCGGCTCATTGCTTTATCTCCTCGCTCTGAGGTAACTCAACAAAATAAGGTTGCCAAGAAAAAACTTTCTCAACTTTTTCAGCGTAAGCCGGGTAGCGGCGCATCAATTCCTCTGCGGCGCGCACACCATAAATAATCGTCGAGTGGTCGCGGTTGCAGAACATACCAATCCGCGGATAGGACCAGCCCCGCTTCCGCAACCCCGCGTAGAGCGCCATGCGGGCGTGCGTGATCCGCTGCCGGCGTTTGCTGCTGAGCAAATCCTCCGGAGAAATATCGAACAGGTCCGCGCACAGCTTAACAATCTCTCTCTTCACCTACGTCTTCCTCAGTTAACGTACGACCAGTGGTCGCCTTCCTCAATACTAATCGCCACATCCTCAAGGATCGTGCAAATAATCTCGGCCCTCTCTAGGTTCATCTCCGGGCTAACCATAGCCATCGCCAAGATGTGTTCGCCTGTGCTTCGAATGTGTTCTACAATCCGGCCGCGCTCGATCATCTTTATATCACTTCTCATAGCGCAGGCCCGCCTTTCCTTCTGCCGCAATCGGACACCCCTTGGCCCACGCCGGAACCTCGACCATAAGTTCAATCATCTCGGCGAGGACGCCGCGCTCGGCCGGGACTTCGCAGATGATTTCGTCATGCACGGACATGACAACGGGATAGCCCGCCATCTCCAGCCGCATCATCGCCCCGGCCATCAGGTCACGGGCCGTAGCCTGCACCACGTTCTCCGTAAGGAGTCCGCCCCAGATGATCTGCGATGTCCACTGGCGGGTTACACTGTTGAGGGTATCGACTTCGACGCTCTCGCGCTTCTCGCCCCACGGCGTCTCACGTTCCACAATGCGAGGGTTGTGGTACGTAAGGCACCGACCAGACTTCAACGGAAGTCTCGCAAACGACCCCTTTTTAGAGATCACCCCGCGGCAGTTCTCAAGGAACTCTTCCTCTAGCTGGCGCCAGTAACCGGAGATCGCGCTGTTGGCTTCGCGGTAGACCGAGACGATGCGCTTGGCTTCCTCTACGTCCACGGCGATGCCCATCGCGGCACACTGCTCGGCGAAGCGTTTACCGCCCATGCCGTAACCGCATCCCAAGATTGCCATCTTGCCAACTTGGCGCTCGTTGCCGTCGATCTTGTCAACCGGCTTGTTGTAGATATCCTTTGCCATGACTCTGTACACGTCTCCTCCTTTTGCGAACGTCTCCACCAACGTCGTCTCCCCCGCCAGCCACGCCAGCACACGCGCTTCGATGGCGCTGTAATCTGCGAAGAGCAGACGGTGTCCCGGCTTGGCGATTAACATCGAGCGCAGCAAGTCGGAGGCAATCTGCGTGCCGGCGCCGTGGTCGGCAACAGATTCGCCTCGCTTCAACTTCGCAATGATTTCATTAAGTTCGTCCTGCTTCTTCGCAGGGCGCGGGAAGTTCTGCGGCTGGACGAGCTTGCCACTCCACCGCCCCGTGGCTGCGCCGTGGTAGACCAGCAGCCCACGCATCCTGTCGTCCGGCCCGGCCGCGTTCTCCATGCTGTCGAGCTTGGCCGTGCTAGACTTGGCCCCGTCTTGGCGAAGCTCCAGCACCTTGCGGATTACCGGGTGCAGGTCGTCACGGGCCAGCAGCGCAGCGACATGCTGCTTATCCACGCTCTTCGTGCGCACGCCATAACTATTGAGCCACTTCACAAGGTCAACGCCTTTGGTTGCGCCGGTGACTTTGCCTTTAGTTAGACGCGCAATCTCCGCGTCGATTTCTTCTTTGCTGTTGTCCGCCAATACTCTGACACGGTTCAGCAGGTCACGGTCGAGCATCACGCCGCGGTCGTTTATCCGCTGGTCAAGCAGAAAGACTTGGCGTTCTTGCTGGTCCATCTCCACCAGCCGCTCGGCCACGGCGATCTCCGTGCGCACGTCCTGTTCGCAATAGCTGATGAGCGCGGCCATCTTGTCCGGGGTATCCCACCACACGTGCGATCCGTCGGGGTTGGTGCGGCGGGGGCGGGCCATGCGCATCATCAGGGCTTGGCCGGACTTGTCCTTCTGCTGCTCCACGCCGAGAACGTCGGCGGCTTGGCCGAGAGCGCGGGGCAGACCCATCGCGCTGGCCTGCGCCATCGTGCAGAACCATTGCGAAGCTCCGGTGCGCGGCCACTTGTGCCGCGGCACCATGATCTTGTTCCAGATCACGCGCTCGAAGTTGGCGTTCCACGCGCGCAGCTTCCCGCCCTCGACGATGTAGTCTTCGAGCCGCACGTCGATGGGGTCGCCCGGCGTCCAGACCTTCGGCTCTTCGTCGTCGAAGGCGTAGGCCATGCACCATACGTCCGTGGAAGGATCGTCGGCGTAGATGTAGACACCAGTCTTGCGCAGATCGACGGCGCTGCGCGTTTCAAAGTCAACGGAAACAATCATGTTTTCTCCTCGTCTCCCTTAACGCTCGCACACCCATCCACAGGTAGTCAAGAAAAAAAATCGTGTTGCCATGCGACTGCTTTCTGTGCCAGTTTGCCCGGCATTTCCAAAGACGAGAGGACTTCATGCTTACATTTAAGAAGCTTTATGAGGCTGGTTTCAAAGAGTTAGTCAGCGTCATACCGCCTGCTGCTCCGCTGTCGGAGTTGTCGAAGATCGCAGCGGACCAAGCGGGCAAAGCGCCCGGCCGACAGAACGCTCAGGGCACGTGGGGTGGCTACGCGTGGCAGACATACGATCCGACACCTAACGATATTGAGAGGTGGGACCGCAGCCACGCCAACATCGGCCTGAAGGCGGGGAAATACCCGGCGCTGGACATTGATGTGGTGAACGAGAGTTTGGCCCGCATCATCGCGGACATGGCGACAAAGGCGCTGGGCGCGGCGCCGCTGCGTGTCGGCCGGGCGCCCAAGCGGCTCCTCATGTACCGCACCGACGACGCCATTGGCCGGATGCGGCTGCGGTTTAGGGACGGCAAGGGCGTCGAGCAACTGGTCGAGCTTCTCGGCGATGGCCAGCAATACGTGATCGCCGGTGTGCATCCCGTCACCAAGGAACCTTACACCCTTGACCAAGATATCACGGCGCGGGGGCCGCGCTGTCTGCGCAAGGTGGGTAGGGAGCAGGTCGAGAAGTTCTTTGCGGACCTTGTCGAGACGCTGGAGATGACGGGGTGTGAGATTATTCATGCCGACACGGCCGCTGAGAGGGCCGTGGAGCGTTCGAACGTCAATCAGGCTACCCTAGTAGCTCCGAGCGTGGAAAGGCTCTCAGCGGCCCTTAGAATGGTCCCTAACACGTCTGAGCATTTTCCGGATCGGGACGACTATATCCGGATGGGGTATGCGATCAAGGCTGCGGCTGGCCCGGACAATGAGAGTGAGGCGCTGGCGTTGTTTACGGAGTGGGCGCTGTCGTGGGAGGACGGGGTCAATTCGGTAGAGAATATCGAGGCGGACTTCGGCCGTATGCACCCGCCCTATGAGTTGGGCTGGGACTGGATCGAGGACAAGGCGCGGGCGTTCGGGTTGAAACCGGAGGTCACGGAGTTCGATACGATTGATCCGGACGATGATGATTACTCGGACTTGCTAGCGAGTGATAGTGAGACGCCGGTGGAGTATTCGGACAGCGCGTTGGCAAGCCGGCTGGCCCGCCTTCACGTGTCCGACATACGGTATGTGGCCGGTGGGCTGGGCTGGATTGCTTGGGACGGGGTCAAGTGGGGGCGTGATGTGGCCAAGAGGCACATGGCGTTCACGCGTAGTGTTTGTTCGAAGGCGTCGGCCGAGGCGTTGCAGAAGGTGACACCGGCGACGAAGGGCGAGAGGGTGGCGTCGCGCGTGGCGTCGTGGCCGGTGATGCGCAACGTGGCGCAGATCGCCGAGACGGACCCGATGATGCAGGTGACGACCGAGCAGTTGGACAGGGATATTTATATCCTTAACTGCAAGAACGGGATCGTCGATCTGCGCACGGGCGAGTTGCATCCGCATGATCGCTCGAAGCTGTGCACGAAGGTGACTGCCGTCGAGGTGGATTTTGATCGCGGCTGTCCGCAGTGGCACGCGTTTCTGAATGAGGCGTGCAACGGGGACATGGAGTTGAAGGCGTATTTGCAGAGGCTCGCGGGCTACTCGGCGACGGGTAGCGTGAAGGAGCATGTGCTTGCGTTTGCGCACGGCTCCGGGGGCAATGGCAAAGGGACGTTCCTTGGCGCGGTAGGTGCTATCCTTGGCGATTACGCCGCGGTGGCCAGCGCGGACGTTTTCTTGGCGTCGAACAATCAGCGGCACCCGACTGAGCTGGCTGCTCTCATGGGAGCACGCCTCGTCCACGCGCAGGAAATTGATCCG